CCGGTGTCACCGCCATTGGTGAGTTTGACGACAGTGATCTCCGGCACGTTGTTGAAGAGTTCTGGTCTGGCGTAGACATTCGTCATGCTCGTCGAGTGTTGACATTTGATGAGGTCCTTAACATACCAACAGATCACCCAGGTCTTTCCCCCATAGCGCTTAAACCCTCGGCTGGGTTCCCTTACGCGCAGGAGTCCTCTCAACCTGGTAAGGCCGCTTATATCGACGGCGTCACTCAGCCACACGTTTTGAGGGACACAGTCTTATTGGACGACTTGCGGGAAGATGAGCGCTTGTTGTCCAACGGGGAGACACCAGTGTTTATCTTTTCTGCTGCTCTTAAGAGTGAGCTCCGCTCCAAGAGTAAGATCTTGGCTAAGAAGACCCGTGTGATCATGGGTGCTCCTCTCAACCACACTCTTCTGATGCGTCGTTACTTTGGTTCCTTTATTTCTTGGTCTCAGTCAACGTACTCCGACAACTTTAATGCCATTGGGATGGACCCTTACTCTCGCGATTGGGACCATATGATACGGTATCTGGCTGAGGTTGGGGAGAGTGGTTTCGACGGGGACTATCAGAAGTTTGAGCGTTGTCTGACCACGCAACTCGGTGCGGCAGTGGTGGATATTATTGATTCTTGGTACGGGGAGGTGTCTTCAATTCGTCGGGCCCTTTTCTTGCCCGTGTTGCGGACTTACATCCGTGTTGGCAACACTTTAGTCATGAGCCCCTGGGGTAACCCCTCTGGTGTGGCTATGACGACCATAATCAACAATCTTGTCAATCGTCTCTTACTTTCCCTGGCTTTTCTTCACCTTGGGCGTGCGTTTGGCGCGTCTCTGAGCTACATGGCGCGGCACGTGCGCCTCAAGGTGATGGGTGATGACCACCTTGTGACCTGTTCATCTAGTGTTCCTTGGTTCAATTTCGCTTCCGTTCAAGCCTTTTTCTCTGAGAAAGGTATTGTTTACACACCGGCGGACAAGGACGCCCCACCTTACACTTACCGATCACTTTATGAGCTAGAGTTTCTTAAGCTCACGACGGTCCGGCGGTCAGATGTTCCGGGAGTGAGTTTCTTTGGTGCACCTTCACGGGCTAATTCTCTCAAGTGCCTTAAGTACGTTTCTAAAGTGCTACCTCCCAGTGAGGCACTAGTCCAGAATATGGACGATGTACTACGGCGAAATTTTGGTTGGGGACAGACCTACTACAACGCTTTTCGTTCAGAACTATTTCTGGCCTTGGGGCGTGTGGGCATTCGATGTTCTTTGATAGACTTTCGGGCTTGTCTCTGGTTGTACCAGACTGGTGACCTTGTCACGGAGGATCCAGAAGAATTCAGCTTCGACACCGGCGAGCGCACCCGATTCTGGTCGGCACCATGCGTCTCTCAAATGCTTCGCACTCGAGTGGTGAACGATGGCGAACTTGAGAGTGACCAAGCTCAAGCTGGTGGCTCTGATCGTCTGAGTGTTGTCGAACTGGGACCAACTTCGCCTAATGGAGTTCCTATCGGACCGCCGCGGGGTGTCGTGTGGGTTGAGGACCTTATGACACGTTATTGGCAGTTTGCTTACCTTGAGTCTGAGTCTGTTGAGATTCCTTTTTCAGCGCTTGTGTCACAAGCCTCACCCCTACTCCCACGAGCGGGTGGTTTGTCCAACTGGTATGGCTGCCTTTTTGCTGGTTATGCTGGGGGTATGCGAGTGAAACTTGTTGGGAGCGATGGTGCTATCGTTGGAGCGGTCTTTGGTGGCTTGATCTCTCCTCTTGACCTGCTTTCTTCCGAGATCAGCGGAGGTAGCTACGCGGCTATGCCTCGTGGTTACAAGGGTGTGCAATTTCCCATGGCTGAGTTTATATTGAGTCATCGCTCGATTCACCAGTTTTGCTGGAAGCCTGAGGTTGCAGAGAACCCGCTTGACACCTTTTACAATCTTGGTACTGCTGGTGTTGAGTGTTTTGGGGAGGGTCATTCCTTGAACGTTCTCATTGCCCCTGATCGGGATTTTCGGGTTGGGCTTTTTCAGAGAGTTCCGCTCATTCACACACCGGCCACCCTCGAGGCCAACATGGACCGCGGGGTCAAGTTCCAAGAGGATGTTGTGGGGATGGGCAGACTCCACCGACGCGAGCCGCGCCAGGACGCCACTCACGAGAGTCCTTGGAGCGTGGCCCAAATAGTTGCTCGCGATCAGTACATGACTAATTTTACGTGGAATAATGCGACAGGATCTGGGCTTGTCGTGTACTCTGTTGGAGCCCCTTGGGGAATGTTCAACACCACAATCGTTGAGCAGATCTTCGGTAGCTTTTATTTTTGGCGCGGGTCGGTCAGGCTACGCGCAGTGCTCAACACAAGTCCTGGTCAGAGTGGGATCCTACTTATGGGTTGGGTCCCCAAATGGACTGCGGCGCAAACCGCTTCTCGAATGAATATCGTCACGGCTTTCGCTTGTGACCACGTACTCTTGCATGCGTCTGGTAATCGAGAGGCTGTTCTCGAGATACCTTACGCCCACCCCTATCGGAACCTGAGCCCCAACTACGACGCGGGCCTCGGCAGTTTCTTTTTCCTTGTTGTGTCGAGCTTTCGTGCGGCGGGTGACGATCCCATTGTGCAAGTTCCTGTTACTCTATTTTCAAGCTTTCCCAACTCTCAATTCGCGACGCCCCGCCCGGCTCCTGGCAGCGTGGTTTCCCAAATGAACCGTGAGGGGCCACTCCCAAACATGGTCATCCAGGGTGTGGACAACATGGCACTGTTGGGTGAGCAACCTCGTGGACTTCGGCTTGATGCCCTGGAAGGCGAGCGTCAGGAGGAGTGTGGTTTGTTTGGTACGTCGGATCGAGTGCCCTTCAAGGCGCTCCTAGAACGTTTTACTTTTCTTTCACGAGCCGCTTGGACTCAAGACCAGGCGAGAGGCACTATTCTCATGGCCAAGAATATAAGTCCATGTCACAACACACTCACAGCGGCCACAGGGAGTAACATCTCAGTCCCGTTGCTTGAATATCTATTGTTACCTTTCACGTTGTGGCGCGGTGGCTTGCGCTTGCGCTTTCTCTTTGGTTCGTCCAAGTTCCAATCTGGCAGGGTGGCTTTTGTCACCCACTACGGCTTAGACGACGGAGGGGCTGACCTTCAAGATGTCCTTTCGCAATACGCGGCTGTTTTCGACCTCGATGGGAGTTCGATGACCTTTGATGTGGAACTTCCGTACCGCTCCCTTTACCCTTGGCTCTATACGAGTCGCGTGGTTGGTGAGGGCTTAGGTCGCACAAACCGTGCGGGTACCTGGCAGCTTGTTGTTCTCAATCCGTTGGTTGGGGACGCGAGCATTACTGCAACCGTCGTTGATATAAATGTCCTGATAGCCGCCGGGCCTGACTACGAACTCGACGGGTTGGGCGGCCGTAGCATGTTAGGCTATACGTTGGTAACTGAGCCCGCTGTAGAGCGTGGTGATTACCGACAGTCTTATCACCGGGACCCAACGGACCCGGGTGATGAAAAAGGTTGAGCACCTTCAATAGTTCAAGTCTTCGTGTAGACTCAATCACGGGTTTCCCCACCTACGGGGGCTTCG